GCTTTGAACGTTACGAGAACAAACTCTCCTTTTGAATGGCCCGGATTTTGGGGGGCAGGTCACTTTCGCCCCCGCCGAAGTGCCATTCGGCAAGGGCGACGAGACGTTTTTTTCCTGCTCCAGCATCAGATGCGGCGCAAGGCAACGGGTCTGGAAGGCCTCGAACACCGGCCAGATATCGAGCAGGGCGTCGATGCCGTCCGGTGTGACGGGAACGGGCTTGTCATCGGCATCGCAGACCCCATCCCAATCCGTGACCACGCGCCGGGCGACGGCCTTCGCCATGGCGAGCGCCTGTTCCTCACGGCTGGCGTCCTCGGGCAGCGCCTCGACGCTCGGATCATTGCGTGCGGCGACCATGATCGCGGTGGTGACGGGCAGGACCTGCAACCGCAGGCCAGAGCCGAGATCGAGCCATTTCGGCGCGGCGGAAAGGTCGAGACGGATCATGGTCAGTAATTCTCCACATCGTTGACGAGGGTGACGGTGCACATCCGCCCCAGCGTGGCATCGCGGGCGGCCTGCCAGTCGAACGAGGCCTGCACGCCCTGCGGTCCGCCGATCTCGATGCGCGGGCGCGGCAGATAGACGGCGTGGACGGTGACGGTCAGGCTTTCGCCGGAGACGAGCGTGTAGGAGAACTCGAGCTCGCAGGGCGTGCCGTTGATGGCCTGCGTCACCAATGTGCTGTCAGCGAAGCGCACCTCGGTACGGCCGGTGAGCGCGGCGATCGAGGGATCGGCGCCGTCGATCATGCCGTCAGCACGAATGGTCTCGATCCGGTCGAGATTGTTGGCATAGGTGATCTCGGTCGAGATCACGTTGCCCAAGGCGGTGCCGTTCCTTTTGATCGAGCCGTTGAAATGGCCGAAACGGATCAGGTCGAGCTCCGCCGGCGTTCCCGCGCCGCTGGTCGTGGCCACCGTCTCGCCCTGCGCCACCAGCCGCGCGGTCGCGGTGAGCAGGCCGGAGCGCTGCATCTGCCAGCTGAGCTGGTCCAGCACCACGCCGGAATACATGGCGTAGCGCGGCACCTCGGGCATGGCGGTCTCGATCGCCATCGAGGGGAGCGTCCAACTGCCGGACTGGAAGGTATGGGTATATGGACCGGGCGAGCTTCCGGTGGTGGTCGGCGCGCCGAAGGCCGCCTTCAGCCAGAAGCCGAAGGCCTCGGCGTCGATCGGCAGCACCACATCGCCATCGGCGGTCACCGCGTCCTTGATGGGCGCAAGAGGATCGCGGCCGTAGCCCAGAAGCTCCGAGTTCAAGAGCGGCTGTTCCGCCCCGAGCGTGGTGCTGGCAAAGGGCATCCTCGTGTAGCCGCTGCCGGGCGGGGTGCCATAGGTCGTCTCGAACGCGAGCGCCATCCGCGCCCGCGCCCCTTGGGCGCGTGCCATCGTATTTCTCCTCGAATTGTCGGGATCAGGCCAGCGGGTTGGCCGTGGAGTAGTGCAGCACCACCGGAATGACGGCCGCCTTCAGGCTGGCCGCGCCGTCCACTGGCAGATCGACCGGCTGCGGCGCTTCCGCCTCGACCCAGTCGCAGAGCCCGCCGAGCGTGCGGTCGGCGGCGAGCACCGCACCGATGCTGGCGCAGAGGGCATCAAAAGCCGTGTCCCGCGCCGCGCCCTGCACCACGGCTTCGATCTCGGCGCGGTGCTGGTAGTGATAGCGCAGGGGCGAGAGCGTCACCTCGGGCTCACCCGGCTCGCCGTCGCGCAGGATCAGAAGGCCAGTGGCGGGCACACGTTCCGGCAGCACCTCGCCGCGCAGGGCGGTGGCGGGCAGCACCGAGAGTCGCGTGTGCAGCGCGGCGAGGATGGTTTCGCGAGTGGAGGGCATGGCGGTCCCGGTTTGCCGGGACCCGCCCGGCTTCAGTGGTCCCTGTCGGGCTTCGGTTCCGTAAGGGCCGCGAGCCGCCGCGGCAGGTCCGAGCGGGCATGCAGGAAATCGACGATGACCACCTGTTCCGCACCCTCGACGAAGATGACGAAATGCTGGCCGCAGCGTGCGAAGCGCAGATCCTCGGGCAAGTCCGGGTCGATGATCCGGCGGCAGTCCTGCGATATGGCGGTGCCCGCCGCGATTTCGCGGCACATGGTGATCAGGTCTTCCTCATAGGCGGTCGCCTGCCGCGGACCGAATGTTTGATACGTCCAGTTCGCGATCTCGACGAGCGAGCGTTCCGCCTGTCGCGTCAGGCGCCAGGGTTTCGGCATCAGGATCGGGAACGCGCCGAGGCAAAAGCACGCCGGATCGCATCCTCGCCGCTGCCCTCGGCCAGATCGCCACGCCGCGCCTGCTCCAGCCCGGTCGTCAGCCGGTCGCGCAATTCACCAAGCTCGGCTTCTTCGCGTTCGAGCAGCCGCAGCCCCGCCCGCAGGGCTTCCGAGGCATTCTGATAGCGCCCGGAAGCGACCAGGTGGTCGACCAGAGCAGATTGGGTTTCGGTCAGAACGACGTTCCGGGTGGCCATGCGAGACTCCTGCAAGATCATTGGCAATATATGCCAATCAGCCCTGCATGTCGACACGCGCGGTCAGAGCTGGCTTTCCGCCCAATTCGCCACGATCAGCCCCGGCACCGCATCGCGCGCCCGCTCGGCGTCGCGTGCCAGATCCAGCCGCTTCGGCAGCTTGACCTGCGGCACCAGCAGGAAGATGGGCACGGTGGTGAGCCCCCGGCCGGTCTTCGAGCGCGACGCCACGGCGCGACCCTTCGTGTTCAGCCGCCCCTCGGCCACCAGCAGGCTCGGGCCTGTGCGCCGATAGATGAAGCGCAGCCGCTGGCCCGTGCGACGTTCCCATTCGCCGGGGGTGATCCGGCCGCCACGGGTGGATTTTCCCGCCGCTGCCGTGGGGATAGTCAGCCAGAACCCGTCCTTCGAGCGGATCAGCGGGCCCGTGTCATGGGCACCGACGATCACCGGAGCCTTCGACCAGACCAGCGCCGCGGCATTCAGGCTCGGCCTGCCTTTCGGGAACTGCTCGGATCGGATGGTGCGGGCCAGACGTGCCCCGAACCCCGCGCCAGTGATCTGCGCGCGCCAGGCGGATTTCAGGCCAGTCCCGGCCTCGCGCATTGCCGTGGTGACGGCCTTCTCGCCGGCGCGGGTTTCGGCCGCCATGATCCGGACGAGATCGCCGACGATGTTGACGCCGAGCTTCATGCGGGCCTCAGATCGACGGTCCAGACGAGCCGTTCCCGATCCCGCACCGGCTCGCCCTGGATGAGGAAGGCGTCGCCGTCGATCTCGATCCGGTCGCCGGGGCGGGGCTGCGGCACCTCAGCCACGCGCAGGTCGATGCGGGTGGTTTCCGACCAGAGCCGCGCATCGCCGAAATCACTGATCGCATCGGCCCGCCGGGCGACGACGCGCACCAGCAGGGGCGTGCCGCCGTCGGCGATGTAGACTGCGTCCCGGCCGATGTTGGGATCGGCAAAGAGCGCGCCCACGGCGGCGGCGAAGGCGCTCATCAGAACGACGCGCTCAGCCGCACCCGGCCGATGGTGTCGCCCGCGCCGCTCGCCACCGCCTCGACCGCCACGCCGATCAAGGTGTTGTCGTTCGCGACCGTGGTGCAGCGGTTGTTGGTGTTGTCCCAATAGACCTTTGCTCCGACGGTCCACGCCTGGCTGCCGATCTTGGCGATGTCGAACACACCGGTGAGCGCGGCCTCGATGGGTTCGCCGCTGCCGGCGTCGGCGGATGCGATGCCGAAGATCGCACCGACGAGCAGGCCATCGCCGGAGGTGACGGCGTAGGGCGCGGTCAGGGTGATGGTGTTTCCGGGCTGCACGAAATTTTTCATGATGGAGATCCTCGTGGAAAGACGAAGGGCGGCCCGTGAGGACCGCCCGCATAGGGGGTGCGTGCCGGCTGTTACGCGCCGGCATTCTTGTAGAGACCGCGCCAGTCGATGGCCTTGGCGCCGAAGTCGAGGCGGCACTTGATCTCGACGCCATCGACGTCGAAGCCGTTGCGGGTCTCGATGTAGGCGCCCTGCTGGCCCTCGAGATAGGCGTACTCGATGGTGTCGATCTGGTTCGGCGAGGCCGCCAGATACCAGGCGGTCTCGCTGGCGGCATCGAGCCGGGGCTCGCTGATCGGCGCCAGCGTGCGGATCGACTGGGGCACGACATTCCCGCTCTGGGCGGGCACGAGGTTCTGGGCGACCAGCTGCTCGGCCTTCAGTTCCAATGCGGCAGGTACGATCAGGAAGGCGGGGCGGATGTTCAGCACCGTCTTCTTGTCGAGACCGGTCTGTTTCGCCATCGCCGCGCGGGCCGCGCCGACGCTGGTGACGTCCAGCGCCGCGCCCGTGCCCGCGAGGTTCCTGTGGTTGGCATGGAACAGTGCCGTGCCGTCGGCCATGGCAGGGTTCGAGGTGACGATCCCCCAGACCACGTCCGACTCCAGCTGGGCGATGGAGTTGCCGTACATCGCCGGGATCCGGGTGAAGGCGTCGAGATCGTCGTTGATCAGCACCTGCCGGGTGATCGCGACGACGCGGCCGTAGGTCTTGACCTTGTAGCTTTCCTTGCTCTCGCCGAGCGTGCCGCGCTTGAACTCGCCGCTCTCGCCCACCTCAAGAAGCTGCGGGGCTTCGCCGAGCTGGACCCGGTGCATGGCCTTGAAGTCGGTGGCGAGCACCTGACGGCAGAACAGCATGAAGGTGCGGGGATAGGCCTCGTAGGCCTGCCGCAGCGTCTTGTTCGTGACGGCCGACAGGATCTCGGGGAAGTCCGAGGTGGAATGCAGCGCGCGCGTCGCCACCTCGTCACGCGAGAGTCCGCGCGTGTTCACGCCCGCATTGCCGAGGCTTTCGCGGGCGAGTTCCAGCAGCGTCATGCCGCGATACTGGCGCGCGGCGTCCTCCAGTTGGAACAGCGTCGGGCTGTAGCGGTGCAGCAGCGCATTCGCCACGGCATCGCGACGGGTGATGCGCTCGTCCCGGCCGCCGAGCGGGACGGACACATGCGGGAAGGTCCGGGTCTCGTCCGACTTCGCGGCGACCTGATCGAGGATCAGACGGCGGGACTCGTCGATGCTGACGCCGCGTTTCACCAGATCCTCGGCGAAGCCGCGCTCGAGGTTCAGGCGGCCCGCCAGATCGTAGATCGTGGACACCCGGTCGCGCTCGGCCTCCCGGGCGCGAGTGGCGATGGTTTCGGTGTCGGGGGCGACAGCCGGTTCCGGCATGCGCGCGGCCGACGGCTCGGATTGCGCCGGGGCCGCGACGGGCTGCTCGCGGGTCTCGGTCAAGGCGGGGACATCCCCGGCCACGGTGGTCGTGCTCTCAGGCATAGATGCCTCCTTTTGCATGCGGGTGTCGACGATCTCGACGGGATAGCTGGCCTGATCGGCGGCGCGGACCTGCGCGCGGGGATCGGCGGGAACGGTCACGAAGCTGACCTCGAGCGGGGTCCACCGCTCGACGATGCGCCGTTCGACCTCGCCCTTGGCGGCGGGCTCGACCACCTTCACCCGCTCGATCGAATAGCCGACCGAGACGTTGCGGATGATGCCGTCACTGACGAGGTCGAACATGCGGTCGGCGGCCTGGTCGAGCCCCTCGCGCGGGAAGCGGATCGTGGCCTTGCCTTCCTTGCCCTCGATCCAGGCGCGTTCGACCACACCGACCTGCGAGAAGGACGACCAGACCGAATGGCTGTCGAGCGCCGGAGCGCCGGCATTGAGACGCGACAAGTCAACGGCGCGCTCGCTCACCTCGAGGATCTCGTCGAATGGTACGGATGTGTCCCAGCCGGTCCAGCGGCGGCGACGTACCGGAGCGCCGGTGGTGAAGACGACATCGACGGAGCGTGCCTCGGGATTGACGGACGACGGCGTAATGGGTTCTCGCCGCGTCTGCATCGGCAGCGATGCCGGCGCGGGCATGATGGTGTCGGGCATGACCCTTCTCCTGTTGGTCGGTTTCGGCTTGCGGCCTCAGTCGGTTTCCGGGTCGGTGCTGGCCTTCGGGTCCCCCGCCTGCGCGCTGCCGGTCTTGGTGACGCGGCGTGGGTCGCTGTCGAGGACGAGGCCCAGTTCGTCGAGCCTGGCGTTGGTGGCAGCGATTTCCTCTAGCACCGCATCGGGGCTGTAGCCCTGCCGCGAGATGGCCTGTGCCAGCGTCATGGTGCCCGAACGGATCGCCAGCAGGTCGGCCATCGCATCCTTGTAGGGATCGACGGCGTCGAACTTCGGCGGCGACCATTCGACCGGCACATCCGGCGTCGGGATCTGCCCCGCCGCCCATGCGGCCTCGGTGAACCAGCGCCAGACCGGGGCACAGAACATCGGGATGAACAGCTGCCACTGCACCGCATCGATCATCCGGCGGAACTCGACGAGCCCGGCGCGGATCGAGGAATAGTTGACCTGGCTGAGATCGCCGGTCAGCAGCTCGTAGGGCACGCGGAACCCGGCCGAGATCGTGTGCAGGCTGGCCCGCTTGTATTCGCCATAGCCGCCGGTGGCGGCCGGCTGGTTGAAGCGGATGTCCTTGCCGCCGCGGGCATAGGCGATCAGTCCCGGCTCGAACTGCTCGACCCGGTTGCCATCGGCATCGACCACCGAGGGCGCGATGCCCTGCTGCGCCTCATCATCGCCGAAGACGATTGCCGTCACACAGGCTTCGGTCTTCTTGCGGACGATTTCCGCCACCTCGTAATCGTCGAGATCGCGCAAGGACCGGATGACCGGCGCGCCCCAGGGAACGCCGCGCGCCTGCGTTCGCTGCTTCTCGTAGACATGGGCGATGTCGCTCGTGGGGACTGGGCGCGATCCGAGCCCGCCGTGGAGCGCCCCCCAGGCATCGCCTGGGTGTGCCGCATGCAGCCAGTAGGCCCGGCGCTTGCCGACCGGGTCGAACTCGATCCCCTGCACCAGGCGTCCGTCACTCAGTGCGCCGGATTTGGTGGCGTCGAGGAAGTCGGCCTCCAGCACCTGCAATTGCAGAGGCACGGGCAGACCGTCCGAGGATCGCCGCAGGCGGCGGCGCACCAGCACCTCGCCCGCCTCGACCATCTCGCGGCAGATCAGCGTCTGCAGCCCGTAGAAGTCGAGTTGGCCATCGGCGTCGCACTCCGCCGTCCAGCGCTCGAATAGCGTGTCGACCTTGCGGTCCAGCGCCTCGTCACCGCTGGCGGCGCGCGGCATGATGCCTGCACCGATGATGTTGTTGACCAGCACCGCCACGGCCTTGGCCGCATGCGGGTTGTTGCGGACGAGATCCCGCATCCGGTCGCGCAACAGCGCCCCAGCCATGCCGATCTCGGTGTCGGCCGAAGAACCCGGCGCACGCCAGCCTTCCGTCCGCCGCCCCTTCGCGGCCCCGTCATAGCCCCGCGCGAGCGTCTCGAAGGCCTGACGCGCCATCACCCGACGAGCAGCGGTCCGCGGGGCGACCGACGCAATGGCGCGGTCGAACCAGTTCACGGCCATCAGCGATCCCCGCGCGAGAAGCCCGCGAGACCGGCGACCGTCAGTGGTCGAGTGGTGCCCGCGATGGCGCGCTCGATGGTCCGGATGCGGGCCAGCAGGTCTTCCGCCGAGCCATAGTCAACGGACTTGCCGTCATAGCTGACGCGGGTCGTGCCGCTGGCATAGGCCCGGCGTAGCGCCGAAAGCTCGGTTTCCGTCCAGTCCGTCATGTCTAGAACCATCCTTCCCGCCGCCCGAGCCAGTCGGAGCGGCGCTTGCCCTGCGGGGCCTGTCCCGGCCGGTTGATCTGCCCGGCCGGATCGTTGTCAGTGGGAGCCGCCCCGAGCTGATCCTCGAGGTCGCGCCAGGTCGACTCGGGCCAGCGGTCCGCACCCGCGATCCAGGCGGCAGCGCGGGCGTAGACCCGGCAGTCCAGCGCCTCGTTGCGCTCGCGCAGCTTCTGCCATTCCAGCCGGGCGAAGCCGCGCTTCGTGCGCACCGTCACCAGCTGTTCGGCCACGAACTGCTTCAGCCATTCGTTCTCGACCCAGTGCGGCAGATGCACCGAGCCGGGCGGGAATGCGGCCCCATCGGCCATGTCCTCGTCGGTCGGGCGCGCCAGCCGCAGGAAGCGGTAGGTTTCGGCCTTGAAGGTCGACACCGCCACGGTCCAGAGCCGCGCCCCGCGCCGCAGGCGGCGGCCAGCCTCGGTCGCGTCGACGAAGGTCGGGCCCGAGACCGGGCTCGAGCGGTTGAAGCCCTCGACACCCTTGACCGGCGCCACCTGCGCGAAGCCTTGCGCCCGCGACCAGGAATAGACCGCCGGGGCCTCATAGCCGGTGTCGATGGCAAGCCGCGCGATCCGAAGATGCGCGCCACGTTCGTGCGGCCAGGACCGGTCCAGCAGCACAGTCAGCTCCGACCAGGCGTCGTGCCGATCAGGGCCGCCCTCGATGACGACATGATCGACGAGCCAGCTTTCGAGGCCCCGCCCCCAGGCCCAGACGTCGACCTCGATCCGGTCCTTCTGCACATCGGCCCCGGCGGTCAGGAACAACCCGCCCGCAGGAACGGTGCCCGGCTTCCATGCCTCGCGGCGGTCATAGAGCTGCTGCCAGTCGGGGGCTTCGCCGGTCTCGACCCATGTCTCGCCGAGGATGGTGTTGCGGAACGCCTTGATTGCCTCGTCCGACCCTTGCGCCGCATCCCATGCCCGCACGATCCGCTCCCAGCTCAGCCAGCCGATCGGCGAGTAGAGCGCCGAGAGGTGATATCCGACCGTCGTCGGATCGGCGGCAACGGCAGTGGCCCGCCATTCGCCGCCCTCCAGCATCGCCGTCTTGTGGTGTTCCGCGATTGCCGCGTCGCAGCCCTCGCAGTGATACTCGGCCGTCTCGGGCCGCCCCTTCTGCCAACGCAGCCGGTCGAACTTCAGCCATTGCATCGCACCGCAATGCGGGCACGGCACGAAGAACCGGCGCTGGTCGCTCGCCTCGAACTCCCGCTCGATGCGCGACAGCCCCCGGATGGTGGGCGTCGAGACCAGCAGCACCTTGCGCCGATGGGCGAAGGTCAGGGACCGCGCCTCGGCGAGCGTCACCGGATCGCCTTCCTCGTCGGCCGAGGCTGGATACGCATCGACCTCGTCGAGGAAGATGTAGCGCGCCGGAGTGGAGCGCAGCCCGACCGCCGAGTTGGCCCCGGTCATGATCAGGATGCCGCCCGCGAACTCCTTCGACAGCATCGTGTTGCCTGCGTCGCGCGAGCGCGCTGGCTTGACCCGTTCGCGTAGTTCTGGGCTCTCGTCGATCAGCGGGTCGATCCGCTGGCGCGAGTTGCGCTTGGCCAGTTCCACGGTGGGCTGGACCGCCAGCATCGGCCCCGGTGCCTGGTGGATGGCAAAGCCGATCCAGTTGTTGCCCGCCTCGGTCGCGCCGACCTGCGCGGCCTTCATGAACACGATCCGCTGTGTGGGATCGCCGGGCGACAGCCGATCCATGATCTCGCGCATGTAAGGCGTGCGCACCGTGCGATACCGTCCCGGCTCGGCCGAGGCGCGGCCCGAGAGCATCCGGTGCCGGTCCGCCCATTCCGAGACCGTCAGGTCGGGATCAGGCCGCAGCCCGTTGCCCCAGGCGCGCAGGATCTCGCCCGCGCCGTCGAAGTCCGTCAGGCCACCATCGTCACCGGAAGTCGGGCCGGATCTCGGCGAGTTCGTCGAGGTGGGCGCGTACATGACTCGAAAGCACCTTCTGCATCGCGGCCGGCTCCACGGTGACCTGCTGGCCCGTCGCGTCGCTGCACGAGGCCGAGAGTTCTGCCGCCATCAGCGCCGCCGCACGCGCGGGCCAGGTAACCCACGCATCCCGTTCCTCCCGCGCCAGGCGGAACACCAGCGCCAGAGCGCGGGCCCGCTCGATCAACTCCCCCTTCAGCTTCTGGAGCCGGATGCGCCGCTCCTGCGCCTTCAGCACCTCGTTCGCCGTCTTCGCCTGCAGGAACGTCGTGCCGCCGCCGACCGCCGGGACCGCCAGCCCCTGTTCGCGCAACGTGTCGCCGACAGCGGCCACTGCCGCCTCGGGCACCGGCTTCAGCTTCGGCGCGGGCGGCTTGCGGGTCTTGGACGGGTCCGTCGTCTCCGCACGACGCGCGTCGCTGGCAGCCGCGTCGATGCTGCCGTCGGGATAGAGGACCAGGCGCTCGGCCGTCTTCGCCTTCTGGATCGCGCCCCGCGACAGCCCGACATGGGCGGCGTACTGGCGCTCGCTCATGCCCTGCATCGGCGGCTCCGATTATCATTCAAAGTCAGGTGCTTATCTCGTTGATAAGCGGAGCGGAGAGAGGGAACGTGTCTCCAGAAGGACGATGCAACTCGACCCACGGAGCCACCACGATGACCAGCCGCCTGAACCCGATCACCACCCCGCGCTTTGAGGCCCGCGCCGAGAAGGCGCGCCGGAACAAGGAGGCGGCTCTGAATGCCTTCATCGGCAAGAAGGCCGAGATCGACGAGATGCTCGCCCGGCTGCAGGCGCTCAGCGACGACCACTTCAACTGCGCCCCCGACGAGGCGGGCTGGGCGATGGTCGGCACGCTCGAACACTACGCCAGCCTCCTGAAGCGCATCACCGACAGCGCCTTCGGCGAGGGCGAGCACGCCCGCTGATCTCCGGCACTGCCGGAACTCCCGCCGCGCGCCCTGCGCGGCTCGGGGTCGTAGGAGGGGCGCGACGGTCGCAGCCCCGAAACCGGAGACGACCCCATGACCAAGCTTTCCGATACCCAAGCCATCATCCTCAGCGCCGCCGCACAGCGCGAGGACCGCATCGCCCTGCCGCTGCCCGACAGCCTGCGCGGCGGCGCCGCCGCCAAGGTGGTCGGCGCGATGCTCGCCAAGGGCTTCCTCGAAGAGGTCGACGCCGACATGCGCAACGGCGACCCCATGTGGCGTGAGACCGGCGACGGCCACGGCGTCACGCTGGTCGCCACCGACGCAGGTTTCGCCGCCATCGGCATCGAGCCTGAGGGCGGCGACAGCGCGCCCACGGGCGCCGACGACGCGCCGAGCGACGCACCCGCGCCGGATGCTGCCACCGAACCGGAAGCCGCGCCCAAGGCGCGCAAACCGCGCGGGGGCACCAAGCAGGAGACCCTGATCGCCATGCTGCGCGCGCCGGACGGTGCGACCATCGAGGAGATCGCTGTCGCGCTGGAGTGGGCGTCTCATACGATTCGTGGCGCCCTGTCTGGGGCGCTGAAAAAGAAGCTCGGCCTGACCATCATCTCCGACAAGGTCGACGGAAGAGGCCGCGTCTACGCCATCCGCGATTGACGCCGTGCATCGAAGCGAAGGCCGCCACCCACCCTCGGGCGGCGGTTCTTCATTCTGCGCTCCGCATCCGGATCGCCTCGAACAGCCGCCGCAGCAGGTAGCCGCGCGCGAGTGAGACCCCGACGAAGGCGAGGCCGATGCTCAGATGCTCAGCGAGACCCGTCTCGATCCCGAACCACGGGAACACCACGATCTGCGTGGCGATGGCCAGCACATAGCCGACGGTGACATTGGTCACGGCCTCGACCATCGACATGATCCGGCTCTGCTTCATCGCAGGCTCTCCAGAAATCCCCTCACGAACTCCGCCGCGAGCGGCGGCACGATCGCATTGCCATAGCCCCGCAGGAGCCCCATGCGACCGGATACCCCATCAGCCAGCGGGAATGTTCCGGGTTCAACGGGCCGCCAGCACCCATCGCGGCAGAGCAGCCAGTCCGGATCTCGCCAGATGCCGTCCGTCGCATTGGCCCCGGCGGGGTCGGCGCCTTCGACCAGTCCACCAGCTTCACCGTCCTGCGGCTCGCATCGGTGTTGCCGGCCGCGTTGTACGCTGCCGTCGCGGGCGTGCCCGCCATTGCCGTCGGCCAGCCCGCCAGCCAGACCTGCCGGCCGAGCAGCGCATTGATCGGCACCGCCCGGCATTCCGATCCATCCTTGTGATCCCGCGCCGAGGCCGTCGCCCAGCCCGCCCGGCTCCAGGGCGACGGCGCCGAAGTACAGCCGCTGTCGGATGTGCGGTGCGCCGATGCCCGCAGCCGGCAGATCGGCCGCCGCGACGGCGTAAGATGCCGCTTCCAGCGCATCCGCCAGAGCGTCGAACCACGCCCAGCCAGCCGGATCCTCAGCCGCTGTTCGAGCCGCGCCGCCAACCGGTCCGAGCACTGTCGCGCTCGCGACCTGCTCGCCGAAGACGAGTGCCGGGCGGCAGGCTGCGACGAGCCGGAGGAATGCCGGGGCGAGGTGGCGATCATCGTCCTGTCCCTTGCGTTGCCCGGCCTGGCTGAAGGGCTGGCAGGGCGGCGAGCCGGTCCAGACGGACAGGTCCTCGGCCACGCCCGCGAGGCGGAGCGCGTAGGGCCAGCCGCCGATCCCGGCGAAGAAATGGCATTGCGCGAAGCCGCCGAGGTCGGCGGGCTCCACGTCGATGATGGACCTCTCGTCCACCTCGCCCGCGGGCAGATATCCAGCGGCGATGAGTTCCCGCAGCCAGGCACAGGCCGCGGGATCGGCATCGTTGTAGTAGACGGCCATCAGGCGGCGGCCTCGGGCTCGGCGCCGCCCAGCCGCTCGGCCTTCACCTCGGCGAAGGTTCGGCCGTCGCCGTCGAGGATCGCGTCGCGGCCGGTCTCGGCCTGCCAGCGTTCCACAGCGACATCGACATAGGCCGGGCTGATTTCCATCGCGAAGACGCGGCGGCCATTGGCCTCGCCCGCCATGATCTGCGAACCAGAGCCCGAGAACGGCTCGTAGCAGAGGCCGCCGCGGGCGACGTGCTGGCGCATCGGGATCCCGAACGCGTCCAGCGGCTTCGGGGTCGGGTGATCGGGACGCTCGTCCTTGGCGAAGGACGGCATCTCCCAGGTTGAGGGCAGCGTCTGCTCGGACACCTTCGGCGGGCGGTTCGGGCGGCGCCAGCCCATGAAGCAGGGCTCGTGCTTCCAGAGGTAATGCGACCGGGTCAGAACCCCGCGGTCTTTCACCCAGATGATCTGCTGGTGGACGAAGGCCCCGGCCTTTTCCCAGCAAGCCTCCAGCATCGCCTGGCGGCGGGAGGCGTGCCAGCAATACCAGGCGGCGTCGTCCGTGATGGCTTCCGCGACCGCGGCGGCGATGAAGCCGTCGTAGAGCTCCGCCCCCTGCGAACTGTCGTCCCAGGTGACGCCATAGGACTGGCTCCAATCCTTGTTCCGCGTCGGGTGGTTCGAGCCGTCGTAGTCTACGAGATACGGCGGGTCGGTGGCGAACAGGATCGCCCGCTCACCGTTCATCAGGTGGCGCACATCGGCCGCGCTGGTGCTGTCGCCGCACAGCAGGCGGTGGTCGCCAAGGATCCACAGATCGCCAGTCCGCGACGCCGGATTGCGCGGCGGCTCAGGAATGGTCACCGGCGGCACGGAGCCCCCGGTGCCACCTTCTTCCCCGTCCCCCTCCGGCACGAAGGCCAGCAGCTTGTCGAGCTCGCCGTCCGAGAAGCCGACCAGCGACAGGTCGTAGTCGTCCGCGAGCAGGTCCTGCAGCTCGGCCGAGAGAAGCGCCTCGTCCCAGCTTGAAAGTTCCGTGAGCTTATTGTCCGCGATCCGGTACGCCCGGCGCTGCGCCTCGGTCAGATGCCCGAGCACGATCACCGGCGCCTCGGTCAGTCCGAGCTGTGTGGCAGCCAGCACGCGGCCGTGACCGGCAATCAGCTCGCCGTCCTCACCGACAAGACAGGGCACGGTCCAGCCGAACTCGGCCATGCTGGCGGCGATCTTCGCGACCTGGTCCGCGCCATGCACCTTCGCATTCTTCGCGTAGGGTACGAGGCGCGCAAGCGGCCAGGTCTCGATCCGCTCTGGGGCGAAGGAGAGGGTCATGCAAGTTCCTGTCGACGGTCGAACGGCATTAGCCGGGTGGACTCTGGCGCGGCGGTATCCACCGGCTTCCGGCTGGACTCCGGTATCCGCGGGGTATCCACCCGGAGAGGCCGGTCAGATGTTTGAATTTACGAGGGTTTCGTGGCGTTGCGGCTGGACGCTGGACTCCGGCGGCTTCCCAAAAATCCGGCCCTGACGCTGGCGATGCGCCGCGCTTCGCCCGCCAGCATACGATTTTGGCCAGGAAGGAACCGCGATTTCAAAGGCTTAGGCGATTGTGCTTCGACCATCCGTCGGCCGCTCGCCCGATGCGAACTGTCGTCGCGCCTTGGTCGTCCAGGTCCACGGGGGCAGAGAGGGTCGGCACTGTTGCGCCCGCGATGCCGCGGCTCTACCCTTCGCCTGCAAGTTGATCGAAAGGAAAGCCATGAGACTCCCCCTGCTTTGCGCCCTTTTCCTGAGCGCCGCCCCCGTCGTCGCCACGGCGGCAGAAACCACGGTAGAGGTGGCGAACTACGCCTGCGCCGGGAGCGAGGTCATGCGGGTCGTCTACGTCAATGGCGCCGATGGCAAGAGCTTTGCCATCCTGCTGCAGATGGACGAAATGATCCCCATGGCGCAAGAGGTCTCGGCGTCGGGGGCAATCTACAAGGCGATCAGCCCGGACTATACCTATACCCTGCTCACCAAGGGGAAAGAGGCCTTTCTGGAAGATGACAAAGGCAACCGCATCCTGAGCGATTGTTCCCTGTAGCCGCACGTCACCTGCAAAACGACCACCCCGTCCTCTGTCGCCCCGTGCAACTGGTCCCTTCTCTGGACCTCGAGGTCCAGCTGGGTATCCGCAAACTGAAACGGGGAGAGCCGTCTTCCGACGCACTCTCCCCATCATGCCCTATGGGTAGCACGGAGATGTTGCATCTGTCGAACAGAAAAGTGTTGCAACATATTGGAGTCGCTTACGCATTCAGCCGCGCGGCAATCTTGGTCAGCGCCAGTTGCCAGCGCCGCCATGCGGTCGTGCGGTCGCAACCGAGTTCGCCGCTGATCTGCTTCCACGGCACACGGGCGGCACGCGACCAGACCAGCTTGCGCTCCGTCTCCTCGATCCAGAGCACCCAGTCGAAGGTCTGCTCGAGCCGGGTGATCGCGGCGGCCGAGGGCCAGACCCGCATCGGCTCGGGTTCCATGAAGGCGATCTCGCGGTTGGTGCGCACGATGTCGGGCCAGGTGTTGAAGTAGCCCTGAGCCTTGACCGGCGGCAGCTTGCGCAGGGTACGGAACGCCTCCTCGAAATGATCGGCGACGCAGTCGGCGGTCCATTCGCGATCAGCCATGGCGCGCCTCCCTGTCGGAAGGGCGCGGGCCGTAGAGCTTCTCGCCGAGTTGGCGGACCAGTTCACGCTCGGGCCAGGTGAGGCGGTCGTCATCGGCGGAGACCGCGAGAACGCCCTGTTCCTGCCAGCCCTCGCGCTTGACCTGCTCGGGATCCCGGCGCCGGCCGCCGTAGCCATGGGGGTGCCACCTCATGCGACACCTCCCTTCGTCTCGATCGCCCAGAGCAGGATGGCGATGGCGTCGGCCTCGTTATCGTCGGCGGGGCTGAAACCGCGGGCGCGGACGGCGGCGACCATGGCGGCCTTGTCGGCATTGCCCTTGCCAGCGGCGTGACGCTTGATCGTGCCGACCGGAACGCCATCGTAGGGCACGCCCCGCAGCTCGGCCCATGCGGTCAGCGTGGCCATGAGCCCGCCGTAGATGTGGCTCGCGTCGGTACCGGCGTGGCGGCGGACCTCCTCGAACCAGATCGCGGCGACGGGACCGGACAGTCGGTCGATTTCGGTCAGCCAGTTGGTGAAGCGCAGATAGCGCATGCCGCCACCATCGAAGCGGCCGGGGCGCAGCGAGACGGTGCCGCTGGTGATCAGACCGTCATGGCCGCGGATCGCCCAGCCGGTCGAGGTGCCGAGGTCGAGCGCGAGGATGCAGGGGAGCAGTCCGCCACCCTCCTGCATCGGAACCGGCGGGTTGGTGACGGGTGTGACGGATGTGACGGATAGTTCCTTATCCGCTCCACAGGCGCGCACATACGCGCGCGTAACGGTCTTATAGGTATGATCCGTCACATCCGTCACACTCTCTGAATTCATTGGCATTTCCCTATTCTCCCGAGAAAAGGTCAGAGTTGCTGTCATCGAGGGCGATGCCCCGGAATCCCTTGGCCGCGCGGGTGTTGTGACGCTCGAAGCCCCGGACGATCAGGGCTTCCGAGAAGCGCTTGACCGAGCCTGCGAACTCGCCGTTCGCATCGGCCCACGCCTTCCAGTCGGCGAACATCGCGGAGGTGCTGGCGCTGAGATGCAACCCGACAGAGCAGCGCTCGTCGATCCAGCGACCGATGGCGTCCTCGGCCTCGAAGTAATCCTCGGTAGCGGCCATCACGGCGGGCGGTGGGCGCAGCCCGGTCCGCTGCCATTCGATGCAGCCCTCGAGCGCCCACGCGAGGATCCCGTCGCGTTCGGCCAGCAGCCTGTCCGCCAGGTGCTTGTCGCGCCGCGCGGGCGGGATGGTGACCGTGAACGGCACCATGTGCAGGCGCCGCTTCATCGCCTCGTCGACGTTGCGGATGGAAGGCTTGTGGTTGCCGACGATCAGCAGCTTGAACTGCGGGATGAACTCGAAGAAATCCTGCCGCATGAAGCGGGCCGTGATCTTGTCGCCCCCTGTCAGCGCCTTCAGCTTGCTCTCGGCCCAGCGGCTGCCCTGTTCGGTTTCGATGGATGTGACGATCCGCGCCCCGCGCAGCCCCGCCATGTCGGTCGGGTGGCGATCGCCCTGCGTGGCCATGAACATGTCCATCGGCGCGACGGTGGCGTAGTCGCCGAGGATGGCGGTCAGGGTGTTGGCGAAGACGGATTTCCCGTTGGCGCCGGTGCCGTAGAGGAAGAACAGTGCGTGCTCGGTGGTGACGCCGGTCAGGCAGTAGCCCGCCATGCGCTGCAGGTAGGATTGCAGTTCGCCGTCCCCGCCCGTGACGGTTTCGAGAAAGCCGAGCCAGACGGGGCAAGCCTCGGCGACCGCTGCCCCGGCGATCCGCGTCATGAAGAGGCCGGGGTCGTGCAGCAGCGACGCACCACTACGCAGGTCGACCACGCCACCGGGCGTGTTCAAGAGCCACGGATCGCGATCCCACGGCTCCGTCGTGGTTGCGTGGCGGCGGTCGGAACGGGCGAGCCGCTCCACGGCGGAGACGGTCGCGGCGCTGGAAAGCTTCGCCTTCAGTCGCGCAGACCCGGCGCGCGCTGCTGCCTCGCGGCAGATCATCCGGGCCAAATCGAAGGCCTGCAGTGTTTCCTCGCGCCGCCAGAGCTTGCCCGACCAGGTCAGCCATTGCCCCCAGCCAGCGACGTAGCGCCATGTCTCGGCATGTCGGGCCGCGAAGGTTGCGGCCAGCGCATCCTCGGTGAAGCGCACCGGCACTGGCCCATCATGCCCCCCGCCAGCAGGGCCGCCGTCATCGGGACCACCATCCTCGTCATCGATCTCGCCGTTGCGGGCAGCGTCGCGTTTCCAGAGGCGTTCGGCTTCCTCTCGCAGCCGGTCCTCCGGCCAGGGAGGGGCAACGCGGGCCGTGTTGTAGGAGACAATTTCCTCCCACGCCTGTTCGCGCGGCACGTGGCCTTCGCGGGCACGGCGGATCCAGTAACCGATCACGCGTGACAGCGCGTCAAACCGGGTGGTGCCATCCAAGCCGCCCTCGCGGACCTGGCGGCCGAACAGCTCGGTCACGCTGCCGCGCTCGGTGGCGACCATGTTGAAGTCGAGCCCGTTCTCGCCTTCGAGCGGCGGCATCGCGATGATCGCCTCGAGCAGCTCGCCAAGGTCGTGATCGCGAGGATCGTGGTTCAGGATCTGCACCAGCCGCCGAAGACCCTGCTTGGCGTGGATCGATCCCGCCACGCGGATCGGCTGGTGCGCGGACCGGAATGAAGGGTCGCCGCCAACCTTCGCGGCGATCATGTGCCGGGCGCGGCAGACCGTGGCGATGTCGTCACCTTCGGCGGGCTCGGTCAGACGCCAGTAGAGGTGCAGCTTGCGCTGTCCCTCGGTGGTGACGCCACCGGACGCGACCTCGAGGGTCGGGCACCCGAGATGCTGCACGAGATGGTCGCGCTTCGCGCTGATGTCGCCATTGTCGAGATCGACGAGCACCACCTGCGTCTGCACGATGCTGTCTGCCCGCGCGTCGCCGGGAGCCACAACCGTTCCGGGCGCCACGAACAAGGCCATGCCGGCGTCGCTCGCCCATGTCGCCTGAAGCGCGAGTTTCGCGGCGAGCGTGGCATCCGCTTCGATGAAGGGAACATGTGGCGGACCATCGCCCGCGCCTTTCTCGGCCAGAGCACGGACCGGCACCCAGCCGTCGCAGTAGCCGAACACGACGTCGGCATAGATCGCGATCATTCCGGCGTCGGGCGCGACGTCGTCGGGCGCGATGGTGTCGGACGGGACCGTCATGCCCAGCACCGCTCCGGCCACGCACAGAAGCGGCATTCGAAGTGGTCGGGATCGGCCGTGTGGCGAGGAAGAAGTTCACCGGCATCACAGGCGCGCAGGATCGTCACCGCCTTGTCGCTGGCGGACTGGGCGAGTGCGGCATCGAACGGCACGAGTTCGTGCCAGATCTCGCACGTGTCCTTGTTGATCGCCGTGAAGAGCGCGGGCGCCTCGGTCAGGCCGAGATAGGCCTGGTAGAGCGCGATCTGCGCGGCGTAGACCGGCTTGGCCTTTCCGACGCCGTGCTTCGCGATTTCCCGCCAGTTCTTGGCGTTCGCCGATTTGCACTCCCAGAGCGCAGGAACCGCCATGCCGTTCGACGCGGCGACGACCACCCCGTCGGCATGGCCTTGCACACGTCCGCCCACGATCGAAAAGCCGAACTGATCGCCATGGCGATTGCGCGTGCGAAGGTCGAACCCGGCCCTGCGCAGCCAGACGATGGCCAGGTCTTCGAGAACGTGCCCGAGCGCGAAGATCCGCAGGGACTTGCCCGAGAACCCGGCGCCCGGGTCCTTCGGCGTCTTCAGGTATTCGTATTGCAGCCTGCGCTGGCAGATGTCGCCCAGCCGGCTGCCCCCGAGATAGTCGCGTTGGGGACGTTCGGCCTGTTCCGCAACGAGGGCGGTGTCGATGCTGGCATTGACGGTATCTGCGAAGCTGGGCGGCTTCTCCCGATGGTTGAAGTCGAAAGCGGCGTTCATCAGAACGGCACCTCCGGATCGGGCCGGGGCGCGCTGGTTTGCATCGCCTCCTGGAAGCCATCGACGGCGGCCGTCGCGAGCGCGAGCGCCTGTGCTTCACTGAGATCGGCGAACCGCGTGGTCCATCCGATCTCGGCCATGAGCTCGGCCATGTTGCGGAGGGCGGCCCGCAGGGCTGCCTGTTCGCGTTCGTCGGGATCAATCATGCGCCGACCCCGCTGTTGGGCGCTGGCGTGCGGGAATGCGGGGTCGCGCTGCGCGCCGGATAGATGCTGTTCATGGGAGAGCTCCAGATGCTCTCCTCACCTACCGGCGGAAGTGGCGGACTGTCGGATGGCGCCCAGAGAACCTTCCGGGAGCACAATCTTGTGGCGAGCGCGGTTCCTTCCTAATCTTGCGGACCGACGACAATTTCAGGAGCAACGAGGCCGATGCCAGCATTTAACCCGAGGATTTTCAGCAACCCGGATCGCCTCAAGCAGATCGCTCCCGCGCGACTCAAGGCATTTCTTGAGCCCTGGAAGGACTACTTTCAGTCCCGCAATCTCGACGTCGCTGCATGGTCGACAGATGACATGCCGCTCGAAGCGATCGCGGGTGTCCTGATGAATCCCGACGCGTCGGTGCCCGAGGACATGGTCAACGCGCTCTATTACGTGCACGAAACCGCGTCCCATGAGGCGATGGACGAACTGCTCGACCGTGCCGCGGCTGCCGGAATCGAGATCGACAAGGATCACGAGGTCTCGGTGGCCGATGTCTCGGTCCAGATCTGGCTTGCGCAGCCTATGCTGCTGCAGCGCCAGCATGCCGAAACGGTGGCATTTCAGCGTTCCAACTTCATGTATTTCGCCGGTTCCCGCCCGAAGAAAACGGCTGCAGCGCTCCCGACCATCACGGACGCCATTGCGAAATCCATGCAGGACCGGATGGACAACTGGTTCGAAGTGAAGCGACGCGGGCGAAACAGCCGAATATTCGCGTTCCCGCGAGGAGAGAAGATCTGGCTGCTCGTGCGGCACGGCATGCCGATGCGCCGGGAAGGCAAGCACCAGGACGATGGTGAAAGCGGGATCGCGTTCTATCGGCCACAACAACATGACGTGCTGATCTACGACAGCGTGACCGACGAGATCGGCGTGAACGCCGGAACGAAGGGCGAGCGCGAGCTCTATCTCAAGACGTTCGGCGAGGCGCTGTTCGGCAGCGAGGATTATTTCGATCGCTCCGAGCGATACACACTAGATCCGCTACGCGAACTGGGACCGGACGCAATGGCGCATGGGGATATCGAGGGAATTGCCGGCGTGCGCTTCGTGGAATTCGGCCGTCGCTGGCCCGGAAAGATTTCGGAGATGGAAATTCGCAAGTCAGAGGACCTATTCAAGGCTTACGGCGATAATTGGGAGAAACGCCTCACTGGCGGCGCGTTTACACACGCGACTTTCAAGTTTGCATTCGAAGGTAGCAAGCGAGAGCGGTCCGTGACTATCAGGCCCGCGAACATCGCTCGCTACGAACGGGAGTCTGACGAGGAAGTCATCGAAGCCTGGCTGAAGGCGCGCGGGTTCTGGGCGATTCCGGCAGAGGCGGATGACGATGCGGATTTCGAAGTTCTGGAAAGCGCTTGATGCGCTGACCGATGCTGCAGCCGACCGGCACGAATGGGCCAGCCTCTTGGGTGAAGAATTCGCCCGCGTGGTTGTCGACGAGCCCGGCTGTTGTCTCCCACTGTTGCGATCGACCGGAACGCGAGCGACGAGCATCGCCTGTCCATCACCGGGCGGTGACGGGTGCCCCCGCCGAGTCGTGCACCATGGCGACGGCACCATCCGAGCTGTCTGTGGTGACAGCCCTAAGGCCTGTGCCGATCTCGACCTGAACATGAACGACATCATGATCTACGGCCTCGACCGTGTCGGATTGGCGCGAAGCATTGCTGCCGCACTCGACCTGTCCAACCGGCCGGCAAGTTTCGACCGTCGACCGGTGTTCAGGATCGGCTCACATGATGTGTTTGCAGGCCGGGGCTTTCCTGTTTTCCTGACGGTGCCGGGGCCGCTGGCACGAGAGGACGCGGCGCAATTTGACGAGGTGATTACCCACCCGGGTCCCAAACTGCTGCTTGCCCCGACCTTGTCTTCAATCCCCGCGCAACTTGCCACCGCTCTGGACCGCGAAGGCGTCGCGCGCATGGGACTTGAGGGTCTGGTGGACCTTGACGACTGCGGACATTTCCAGCTCTGCCAGCCATCGACCGTCGTGTTCGCCGATCTCCGCGCACAGATTACGAGCGGGATGGATAACGCAGTGTCCAACCTTGCGTGGGCGCTGCCGAAAGACGCGCGATGGGAAGAGATCGGAATCCGCTTCGTCGCCGATGAAGTCGTCAACGTGAGTTTCCGGGGCGAGACCCGGAGGTTCGAGCCCGATGGTCTCGGGATGAAGAGCGCCAAGGACGGCAAACCGAAAGCTGCGTGGACCTATCTGAAGGCCATCGCGATGCAGGGCGGTCGGCTCCCCGTCCATCATGCCAAGAGCGCCGAGACCTCGAAGCACCAGAAACAGAAGCAGGCGCTGTCCAAGGCGCTCCGTGCTGCCTTCGGGATCACCGACGATCCGCTGCCCACGGTCGGGGCCGAGTATGTTGCCCGTTTCGTGGCGAATGCCGACGATCTTCAGCAAGGCAAGCTGGGCCAGTCCCGACGAAAATTCGTTGACTGACCTCAAGAATATCTTCGAAAAAGTTCGACCCTCAAACCGCTGAAATCCAACTTGGTTTCAGCGGTTTCCCTTTGTGCTGAGCCCGCCAAAGCCGCCGCTCCAACGAATTTTCGCCGGTCCCGGTCACTCGGGCCGCGTGCCCGTCCACCTGGACGAAGGCAAAACTTCATGGAGCGTTTCCACCCCATTTGCGACGCGCGCTCGCGCGTCTCCCGCAACATCATCATCCGGGCCGAACGACTTGCTCGATCAGGTTCGGTCCCCGGCATGGATGCCGAGGACATCAAGCAGGATCTGCGTCTGCACCTCTATCGCCGCGATGACAGGTTCGACCCATCCCGCGGTCAGTACGACACGTTTGCCGATCGCGTTCTGGCGAACCGCATCGCCACGCTGGCCGCGCCGACCGAACGCCTGCGGGCCGAGCGGGCGTGGGTCGACTTCGAAACTCCGTCCGAGGGTCGCGGCGATGACGAGACGCTGCCGCTCGCGGAAACCCTCCCTGACAGCGAGATGCCGCACGCCGCCGTCGCGCGGGCGCCGGACGAGGCGTTCGGGCTCGTGCGCGATGTCCGGCGCCTTCTCGCGGGTCTGACACCGACCTGTAGGGAAGTCGCGCTGGCGCTGATCGATATGTCGCCGACGGAAGCGGCCGAAGCCCTCGGGATCCATCGCAGCACCGTCTACGCCCGGCTCGGCACGATCCGGAAGGCGGCCGAGGCGCTTGATCTCGCAGCATATCTCGGCGCCGCCCCGACAGTCTCCGAGGCCCGCCGGTAGGTGACAACAGGACCGGCGATGATCCGGTCCGCGAGTTACATGCCGGGCCCTCGGAGGAATGCAACACCCCCACGCGGGGAAACACTCCGACCGCAAGCTCCNNTCCAGGGCGGCGTCAGGCCCGGCAGCAGTCTTCCCGACGATCCCTGGACACCAACCGACGAAAACACGGAGCATCACCATGTTCACGACTTCCCCCCTGAAACGCCTGCGCCAGTCGAGCTGGATGGAGGCGATCCCCGACACGATCAACGTTCCGGCCCTGTCCGACAGGCCGAACCGCGCGGTGCCGATCGAGCGCGCCACTGTGGACGACATCGAGTTCGCGCTTGTCGCCCTGGCGCGGCAGCAGTCCGAGCTCTACCGGCTCACGAGTGCGCTTGGCGACGTATTGAAGATGGCACGCCGCCAGGGCGCTTATGGCGCGGACATCGCCATTTCGGCTGCTGTCCGGGATCTGGAGGGCGGCAAGTGAGCGCCCCCTTCGGCGGCGGGCCGCTCCGCATCATCACGGCCGATGAACGCCTGCGCGAGGCGCGCGGCATCAAGGGGGTGCTCACGGGCACCTCCGGCATCGGCAAGACCACGCAGCTGCTGACCCTCGATCCGCAGCGAACGCTTTTCCTGAACCTCGAGGCGGGCGAGTTGGCCGTCCAGGGCTGGCCCGGCGACGAGATCCGCATCCGCGACTGGGAGGTCGCCCGCGATCTGGCCGCCTGGATCGGCGGCCCCAATCCGGCCATGCGGGACGACCAGTCCTATGGGCCAGGGCACTTCGCGCGGGTCTGCGCGGCCTTCGGTCCCGCCAGCCAACTCGACAAGTACGACACGGTCTTCGTCGACAGCATCTCCGTCGCCTCTCGCATTTGCCTTCAGTGGTGCAAGGGCCAATCCCAGGCCCAGTCCGACCGCACCGGCAAGCCGGATCTCCGCGCGACCTATGGGTTGCTCGGCCAGGAGATGATCGGCTGGCTCACGCATCTGCAGCACACGCCCGCCAAGAACATTTGGCTGGTCGGTCTTCTCGACCGCAAGCTCGACGACTTCGGCAAGCCCTTCTTCTCGATGCAGATCGAGGGCTCGAAGACCGGACTCGAACTGCCCGGCATCGTCGACGAAGTCGTGACCCTGACCGAACTGCGCCCCGAGAAGGGTGACCCGTTCAGGGCGTTCATCTGCACCACCATCAACGATTTCGGGCTGCCTGCAAAGGACCGCAGCGGCCGGTTGTCGATGATCGAGCCCGCTCATCTCGGGCGGCTCATGGCGAAGATCCGTGGTCCGCGCCCAGAGGGCGCTGCCCGCCTGAACTTCGATCTGCCCGCGGACGCCACCGCACCCAATCCCCCGACGACGAAAGGAGCATGACAATGGCGAGCGACATGGATTTCAACGGCGCGGACACGCAGGATGCCGCTTTCGACCTCATCCCGGCCAACACGCTGGTCAAGGTCTGCCTCACCGTCCGCCCCGGCGGCGCGGGCCCGGAAGGCTGGCTGACCCAGAGCAAGACGAGCCCGGCCCTCTACCTCAACACCGAGGCTGTCGTGATGGAGGGGCCGTTCGCGCGGCGTCGCATCTACACCCGCATCGGCTTTCGCGGAAAGGCTGCGGGCGGTCCCGGCGACGACACCTACGGCAACCGCGGGCGCGCCATGATCCGCGGCATCCTCGAATCCGCCTGCGGTGTGCGTGCCGATGACCAGTCGAACGCCGCCCGCGCCGCGCGGATGGTCCGCAGCCTCGGCGAGTTGAGCGGGCTGGAGTTCGTGGCGCGCATCGGCATCGAGCGCGACAAGGACAAGCCCGACGACACTGGGCGCAACGTCATCAAAGCCGCGCTCGGCGCCGACCATGCCGAATACGCTCGGGTGATGGGCAGCGTGCCCCAGCCGCCGCAGCAGGGTCAGTTCACCGCCTCGGGCCCGCAGCTGGCGGACAACGGCATGGGCCAGTCGGGCGCGCCGTCCTCCAGCTCCGCGCCTTTCTGGGCACGCTGAGGGGGACGGCCATGATTCCGCGCGACTATCAGAGGGCGGCGGTCGATGCCGCCCGCGACCGCACCGCCGCACATGGCAACACCATGCTGGTGCTGCCCACCGGGGCGGGAAAGACGGCCATCGCCGGTTTCTACATCGGCGAGGAACTGGAGCACCGCAAGCAGGATCGCGTCCTGGTGCTGCAGCACACCGACGAGCTGATTGATCAGAACCGCAGCGCCATCGGCACTGTCACCGGAATGCCGACCTCGGTGGTCAAGGCCGAGCAAGACGACTGGGACGGCCGCATCGTCTTCGGAAGCGTCCAGACCCTGGCGCGCGCCAACCGGCGCGAGCGGATGGCGCCGGTCTCGCATCTCGTCATCGACGAATGCCACCGCTCGGCCGCGCAAAGCTATCAGTGCATCATCGACGAGGCCCGGGCGCTCAATCCGAAGATCAAGCTGCTCGGGCTCTCGGCCACGCCGGGTCGCGGCGATGGCCGCAGCCTGCGCCGCACCTTCAGCAATGTCGGCTATCACCTCAAGATCGGCACGCTGATCGGTCGCGGTCTCCTGGTGCCACCGCGCACCTACACCATCGATCTCGGGGTCGAGGACGAACTGGCGGAGCTCGGCGCCACCGCCGGCGATTTCGACATGCGCGCGGCAGACAAGGTACTGAACCGCTCGGTACTTAACGAGGCCGTCGTCGAACACTGGCAGACGAAGGCAGCAGACCGGCGCACCATCTTCTTCTGTGCGACGGTCGACCATGCCGATGCGGTTGCCGAGGCATTCCGCACGGCCGGCGTCACGGCCGAGACGATCTCGGGCGAGATGCCATCGCGGACGCGCGCCGACCTCATCGCCCGGTTCGACCGGGGCGAGGTGCAGGTGCTGACGAACTGCATGGTCTTGACGGAAGGGTTCGACAGCCAGCCGGTCGGCTGCATCGGCATCCTGCGCCCCATGCTGCACAAGGGCACCTTCATCCAGGCAGTCGGTCGCGGCCTGCGGCGGGTCGATCCCGCGCGTTTTCCCGGCATCGTGAAAACCGACTGCGTCGTGCTCGACTTCGCGGGCGCGGCCCTCCGGCACGGGTCGCTCGAACAGGAGGTCACCCTCGACGAGGACGATCCTGAGCCCGGCCAGGCACCGTGGAAACTGTGCCCGACCTGTGAGGCCGAATTGCCGCTTGGAGCATCGGTCTGTGATTTCTGCGGTCACGTCTTCACGCGGGAACGTGCAGAGGCCCGCCTGCTGACCGCGTTCGACATGATGGAGATCGACCTGCTGGAGCGGTCCCCGTTCGCCTGGTGCGACCTGCACGGCGACGGCCAGGCGATGATGGCGAGCGGGTTCAATGGTTGGGCCGGGGTGTTCCATGATGGCGCGCTCTGGCACGCGCTCGGACAGCCGAAAGGCAGGGCGATCCGGCCGCTCGCCATCGGCACCCGGGTGCAGGCGCTCGCCGCCGCCGACGACTTCCTGCGCGCCACCGAGACGGGGACCGCCTCGATCAAGAGCCGTCGATGGCTCAACGACCCGGCGACGATGAAACAGATGGACCTTCTGCAGCGCGCGGGTCACGAGGCCAACGGGCTGGATTTCAGCCTGTCGAAATACGCCGCCAACTGCCATCTGAACTTCCGCTGGAACCGCGGCGCGATCACCGCCGCCGTTCTTGGCCGTGCGGAACGGTCGGCCGCATGAAACGCCCCAATCCGCTCTCGCCCGACCAGATGACGCCCGCAGAGCGCCGTGTCGAACTGTGCGGCCTGCTGGCGCTCGGGCTGGTTCGGTTGCGGATGCGGCACGGGGGAGAAGTATCTGACGAGGCTGGAGAAGGTTGCCTACACTATCCGCCCGACCAATGCCGTCATGCAACTCCAACTCACCGGAGAAATGCATGAACAAGCCCGATCCCATCCCCGCGCGCCTGGCAGCGCTCAAGACGACGCCGACGCCGGAACTGAAGGCACAATGGCGGGATCTGTTCGACAGCGAGCCGCCGCCGTTCAACCGGCGCTACCTCGAGAGCCGGCTGGCCTATCGCATCCAGGAACTCGCCTATGGCGGGTTGAAACCAGAGACTGTCCGACGGCTGGAACGGCTGGGAGAGGAACTCGATGGCGGCGACCGGACGAAGCGCGGCATCCGCGCCGACCGCGACCGCCCCATCAAGGGCACGCGCCTCCTGCGCGAATGGCAAGGCGTCGAGCAGATCGTCACCGTCACCGCCGACGGGTTCGAATGGCAGGGGCGGCCCTACAAGTCGCTGTCGGCCATCGCCCGCGCGATCACCGGCACGCGCTGGAACGGCTGGGTGTTCTTCGGGCTCCGCAATCACAGGGGCCGGGCATGACGAAACCGCCAGAAAAATCGAAACCCATCCGCAAGCTGCGCTGCGCCGTCTACACCCGGAAATCGTCAGAGGAAGGGCTGGAGCAGGAGTTCAACTCGCTCCACGCCCAGCGCGAGTCCTGCGAGGCGTTCATCGCCAGCCAGCGCTCCGAGGGCTGGGTGCTGGTCCGCGATCAGTATGACGACGGCGGTATCTCCGGCGGCACGCTGGAACGCCCCGGCCTGAAGCGGCTGCTGGAGGATATCGAGGACGGGCTGGTCGACGTGGTCGTGGTCTACAAGATCGACCGCCTCAGCCGCTCGCTTGCCGACTTCGCCAAGCTGGTCGAGGTGTTCGACAGGAACGGCGTGACCTTCGTCTCGGTGACGCAGTCGTTCAACACGACCACGTCGATGGGGCGGTTGACGCTGAACATCCTGCTGTCATTCGCCCAGTTCGAACGCGAGGTGACGGCGGAACGCATCCGCGACAAGGTCGCGGCCAGCCGCAAGAAGGGCATGTGGATGGGCGGGGTGCCGCCCTACGGCTACCGGGTCGAGAATCGGAAGCTGGTGGTCGACGGGGAAGCCGCCACGCATGTGCGCTGGATCTTCGCGCGCTTCATCGAGATCGGATCGGCGACCGAACTGGCCCGCGAGGTCGGCCAGCACGGTATCGTTACCCCGAGGGGTAACCGGATCGACAAGAAGTACCTGTACCGGATGCTGTCGAACCGCGCCTACATCGGCGAGGTAGTCCACAAGGGCGAAAGCTACCCCGGCGAGCACGGCGCGATCATCGACCGCGTGCTATGGGGCAAGGTCCACGCCATTTTGCAGGAAAGCCCCCGCAAGCGTGCGGCGCGCACCCGCGCCGACACGCCCGCCATGCTGAAAGGGCTGCTCTATGGCCCCGACGGCGCCGCCTTTTCGCCGACCCACACCCGCAAAGGCGACCGGCTGTACCGCTACTATGTCAGCCAGACGGTGCTGAAGCATGGCGCCGGGTCCTGCCCGGTCGGTCGGGTGCCTGCCGGCGAGATCGAGGCAGCGGTCATCGACCAACTCCGTGCCGTGTTTCGGCAGCCAGAGATTGTTGCGGGCACATGGAAGGCGGCGCGCGCTCACGCCGATGACATCACCGAGGCCGACGCCCGCGCAGCGCTGACCCGGCTGGATCCGCTGTGGGATGAACTCTTCCCGGCCGAGCAGGCGCGCATCGTCGGGCTGCTGGTCGAGCGGGTCGAGATCGGCCCCGAGGGCCTGAGCGTCCGCTTGCGCATGGACGGGCTGGCCGGGCTGGCGCGGGAGATGGTCGCCGACATTGGAGAGGCCGCATGACCCGCGCAAAGCCGATCCCCGACACGGTCACCATCCACGTCCCGTTCTGCCTCGTGAAGCGCGGCGGGCGGAAGGAAATGCAGCTGCCCGAGGGCGCGTCCGCCCAGCGCCGCCCCGATGATGCCCTCGTCAAGGCGCTGGCCCGTGCCTTCCGCTGGAAGCGGATGCTGGATTCCGGCGAGTTCGCCACCATCGCTGAGCTGGCCGAGCGCGAGGGCATCGCGGTCTCCTACCTCACGCGGGTGCTGCGACTGACGCAACTTGCCCCCGATCTCGTTGAGGCGATCCTCGACGGACGCCAGCCGCCGCACCTGACACTCCAGACTTTGCGGGGGCCGATACCGGATGAATGGTGGAGTCAGCTCGAATCCCTGTTTCCGGAGGAGCAAGAGGGCTTGCGGCAGCCGTCGGGTAGATTGTAGCCTCTGGCAGCCGTTGTCAGGCGAAAGAGCTGCCTAACCAAAGAATTGCGCATTGATCTGAGCCGAGTTCTTTGACAAGCCGTTAGCCGCGCGACGGCATGTCGAAACCGGGCGAAGTAGATTGCGCATGAACGAGGCCGATACCTGCAGGAAGTTCGTCGTCCCCAAGCTGCAGGCAGCTGGCTGGGATGATCGCCCGCACGCGATCAACGAGCAGAGAACCTTCACTGACGGTCGAGTGGTTTTCATCGGCGGCAAGGCTCGCCGAGGCAAGCAGAAGCGCTCGGACTATCTGCTGCGGTATAACCCGGATTTCCCGATTGCAGTCGTAGAGGCCAAGCCCCGCTACCGGCATGCTGCGGAGGGGCTGCAGCAAGCCAAGGAATATGCTGAAATTCTCGGCCTCCGGTTCGCGTATTCGACCAATGGCATCGAAATCGTCGAATTCGATTACACCACCGGTGTCGAGCGAACTATCGGGGATTTCCCGGCGCCTGATGACCTTTGGGCCCGCCTCCGCCGCGCCGAGGGCATTGTCGACGACCAAGTGGCCGAACGGCTGCTGACGCCCACATTTCCGGACCGGGCCAAGCCCCTCCGCTACTACCAGGAGATCGCCGTCAACCGCGCGGTTCAGGGGGTGCTGCAGGGCAGAAAGCGGACGCTGCTCACGCTCTGCACGGGCGCGGGCAAGACCGCCGTCGCCTTCCAGATCTGCTGGAAGCTCTGGTCGGCCCGCTGGAACTCGAAAGGGGTGAACCGAACCCCGAAGATTCTGTTTCTCGCCGATCGCAACGTGCTGGTCGACGATCCGATGGCCAAGGATTTCAGCCCGTTCGGCGATGCCCGGCACAAGATCGCCGGCGGCATGGCGATCAAGAGCCGCGACATGTATTTCGCGATCTACCAGTCCATCGCGCGTGACGAGAACCGGCCCGGCCTCTTTCGCGAATACGCCCGGGACTTCTTCGACCTCATCATTATCGACGAATGCCACCGGGGCAGTGCGCGAGACGACAGCAACTGGCGCGAAATCCTCGAATGGTTCGAGCCCGCGACCCAGATCGGCATGACGGCAACACCGCGGCGCGAGGACAACGTCGACACCTACGACTACTTCGGGGAGCCGCTCTACGAATACAGCCTGGCGCAGGGCATCGCCGACGGCTTCCTTGCCCCGTACCGCGTTCACCGTGTCATCTCGGACTACGACGCCGCCGGTTGGCGCCCGACGCGGGGCGAGCTTGATCGTTACGGACGCGAGGTCCCCGACGCCGAGTATTCCACACGGGACTTCGAGCGGGTCGTGGCGCTGCGAGCACGAACCCAGGCCATCGCGAAACACCTTGCGGGCTTCATGGCCGAGACCGATCGCTACGCGAAAACCATCGTCTTCTGCGTCGACCAAGAGCACGCGCTCGAAATGCGGCAGGCGCTCGCCGCCCTGAACACCGATCTCGTGAAGGATCATCCCGACTACGTCTGCCGCGTAACGTCTGATGAGGGCGACGTCGGCAGCGCGCATCGGGCCAAATTCCAGGACGTCGAGACCCAGACACCGGTCATTCTCACCACGTCGCAGCTTCTCACTACCGGCGTTGACGCCCCGACCTGCAAGAACGTCGTCCTCGCCCGCGTCGTGGGCTCCATGCCGGAGTTCAAGCAGATCATCGGACGGGGCACCCGTCTCAGGCCAGACTACGGCAAGCTCGCCTTCAACATCATCGACTACACCGGCACGGCGACGCGCATGTTCGCCGATCCAGCCTTTGACGGCGATCCCGTCCGCGAGGACGAGGCGATGATCAATGCCGACGGCGATGTCGTCGAGGAACGCGAGGTTGAGGAGACGGCGCCCAATCCCGACGATTTTCCCGATGGGGCCGATGTTCCAGTCGGGCCTGTCGATCTCGACGAAGAGACCGAAACCGGTCCCCGCAAGTTCTATGTCGACGGCGGCGAGGTCGCAATCGTCCGGCACCTCGTCTACGAGCTCGATGCCGATGGCCGACAGCTCGCCTGCCGCCAGCTCACCGACTATACCGGCGACAAGGTGCGCACCCTCTATCCCAATGCGTCCGAGCTGCGCACGGATTGGCTCGACCCCGAGCGTCGGGCCGAAATCGTCGAGCGGCTGGAGGAGAAGGGCATCGACCTCGACTCCCTGGCTGATGCCGTTGGAAAGCAGGAGGCCGACCCGTTCGACCTCCTTTGCCATCTCGCCTATAATGCCCCACTACGCACCCGCCGCGAGCGCGCCGACCGCGTCCTGCAGGAGCAGGATGAATTCCTGGCCCGCTTCGGCCCGGATGCGCGCGAAGTTCTGGATGCCGTGCTCGAGAAGTATGCCGAACACGGCAGCGCCCAGTTCAAGCTGCCCGACATCCTCGAAGTGCCCCCATTCAACGAATGGGGAAACGTGATCGAAATCGCCGCCCGCTTCGGCGGAGGCAAGGAGCTGCGCAGCGCCGTCACCGAGCTGCAGCGCCTGCTCTATACCGCCTGAATTGAAGGAGCCCCATATTGGCTACAACCGCCCGCAAGAAGGCTGCGCCCAAGCAACTGACCACTGCCCAGCGTCTCGACAGCATCATCAAGTCGGCGCGCAAGATCATGCGCAAGGACAAGGGGCTGAATGAGGTGGTCCCCGAAACCGGAGCAGTCGGCTACGCTTGATCCGCGAGCAGAGAGGGATGGCT